TCTGAGTTCGCTGCCCAGAGCGCACTCTTGGACGACGATGACGCAATGGAAGCAATCTGGAAGAAAGAGAACTCTCTTGCTGAGTTCACTGCTGCCGATCAGTTCAAAGATTACGATGCTCTGAAGAAGCGTCTTGATTATGTTCTTGGTAACAAGGGCACCCCTCGTTTCCAGGATCAAGAAACCGTTGAGGCAGAGGAAGAGTTCCGCGCTTCTAGTCGTGGACCTGCTCCCCAGGTGACTTCTACTCCTGGTGACTTCAACGCAGATGACATCCTTCCATCTAATTCTTCTAGCGATGATGACGATGATGCACTTGCATACTTCTCCAAACTTGCCGAGGAGTGAAGTCCGATTATATTATAGATCGAGTTTCTAAATCCGATGCCGCAGAGTTACTTCTGCGGTATCATTATTTGAAAGATCTATCAAAAGGTTTCAAATCAGGATACAACTACGGTCTATACAAAAACAATGAGTTTTGTCCTCTAAATATTGGAGGTATTCAGGGAGTCTGTATCTTTACAGGTCTCCCTGTTCCTGAAGTTGCACAAGGTGCGTTTGGACTAGAACGAAATGAGCAAGAAGGATTGTTTGAACTTTCGAGACTCTGCATCCACCCCGACACTCAGCAAGAAGAGTACAACATTACTTCTTGGTTTGTTAGTAGGGCGATTAAGCAACTTAGAAAGGACACGAAAGTCAGAGCGATTATTTCGTATGCTGACAGTGACTTTCATGGTGGCACAATCTATCGCGCTTGTAACTTTAGGTATTGTGGTCTCACAGAAGCTAGAAAAGACTTCTACTTTGCAGACGGCACCAAGCATTCAAGAGGCAAAATGAAAGGTGCTGAGGGAGAGTGGAGATACCGTTCCCGCAAGCACCGTTATGTTATGGTTTTTGATAAGAGTTTAGATCTCTTATGGACCGAGCAACCGAGTGTTCTCAGTAGCAATTAATTTATCATTAATATATTGAGAACTCTCTTTATAATTCATTATTTGACGTATCTCATTTAGATATTGCATGAGATATGATGGTTTCATTACAAAGATCTCTCGCTTACCTTCATTGAGATCTGTTTCATATTCAAAGTTTGATATACCAACAGTGATTGCAGCGTTAGGAACCTTGCCAGAAGCATTGTTCGTCACTGGTATAGTTTCAAACGCCCCAATAGCAGTATATGGATTAGTAGATAGTGGTGCAGGAATAGTGAATGTTTCATCCACTCTCAATCTAGCAGGTAAAATTAACCTTCCCCTAGAGTCTCTCACCTCAATGGTTTCTCTATGATGTACTTCGTTTATATTTTCTAAACCGTACTTGTTTACAACATATTCATAGAGATTTGCATTATCCAAAGGCCATTCATCTTTGATATTTGTTATGTTCGCTGTTAGGATAACGATCCAATCATAATCTGGTCTACCATACAGGCGTTCAGAAACATTATCAGCACGATCTCCTTCTCCAATTACATACTTTTGATATAAAGTGATTTGATCTTGAACGGAGTCTGCAATTTTAACTCTGCGGAAAAGATTTTTAATCGCCACATATTCTTGAGACGATACCTTATGAAGAAGATTTGATTGATATAGTACGTTTGGTAGTTCTCTAAAGTATGGCATCAGAATCCAACTCCCTGTTCTGGTGGAATAGCATCGTAATCTTCCTGGTAAATTGGACTTACCTCTTTATACATACACGTCACTTGGATGTGTGTAGGAGTTCCATCCCAGTATGTTGAGTATGCTCCAGCACCATTATAGTTAATAGAGAGTTCACTCAATACACCAACTTTGAATTTGTTCAGGAATGGATGCTTCTTCATACCTGACATATATTCAAAGTGGAAATGAGATGGTGAGTTAATAAAAACTGCATTCCTTCCATTCTTGGGAACAACCGCTCTCTTCAAAACTCTAATAATGCCCTTTACTTCATCTGCTTCAGTTTTACTTCTAGGTAAGAAGTCAAAGGTGAATGGGAAAGATCTTAAAGTAACACCACTGAATAGTAGTTCAAGATTTGATTGTAAGATCTGACCACTTGACCTAGTGATCATTGTCATTGGGTTGACGTTTGCACCAAGTTGATTTAATGCTACACCTGATAGTGCAGTGGAAATCATTTTCTCTACTCCACTATCCACCAGTTTTCCCAATTGTCCTGCACCTTGGAGCAGTTCCATTGCTCGCTGTCCAACTGCACCAGGATCAGTGATTCCTTGTTCAACTAATTGCATTCCAAGACCCTGTAGAGGATTTAAGGTATCTTCTGCATATGAAACTGCCAGAGAGTCACTTACCGATTGTGGAATTGGTAAGTAGATATGTTTCATATCTTTTCTCAAATTTCCAAAATTTGTTCCAGCATCTTTAACAGCATTATCTTGCATGAATCTATCATGCATAGTTGTCAACCTATCAGGCATTGTGATAGTATCAACCTTTTCGCCATTGAGCACTGCACCATCTTTTGTAAATTTTGGTAGGGCATCTGACGTAAATGATGCACGATTTGGTCTTCTTTCAAAAACCCTAACCAACAGATAATCTTGATTATTTCCGATCGCTTGTATTGGATATTGATATGAAGTTTTTATTGCTTCTTCAGTTGATTGTGCCTCACTTGCAGTCGATCTAGACTGCTTCATCCATTTGCTTGCATCAAATCCCATATCAATGCTATCACCAAAACCTGCCTGATTTGCTGCTTCTGAGATATTGGTTAAATTAAAAGGAGCCATTAGAGACAAATTTTTTAAGTATTTAGACGCTTATTCATAAGTGACAACCTTAGCACATCATTTACTTCAGAACGGAAGATCTCATACACATCAGTTCCCACTTCATTCCAGGTATATTGTCTTGGTTCCCTCCAGTGAGCACTGAATCCACGGAATCCCCATTGGAATACATCTGTAACTGCTATGAAAGGATTCTGATCGTATGTGATATTTGGTGTTTTAGCATTATAAACAAAGAGATATAATTTTCCAGGTTCAACAGATCTTGCAGGAGAGGCAGTTAACACACCCATAACTTCAAGCATTCTATCGTCAGGATCTTTTAATCCTGTCATTTCATTGACAATAGAACGAAGTCTGTTTACGTTAGAATCTGTATCTGTTGGTCTCTTTGCCATTACTTGATACCAAGTTCTTTTTCGGTCATGACTTTGAACTCCCACATTCGATCAGCACAATAATCTTCTGCTGCTTTCCACTTCGCCTGATTTTTGGCATATTCAAATGCCTCATTCAGGTATTTTTTTGTCTGCCTTTTTGGTTTGGGTGGAGGGACACACTGTCGCATTGGTTTGATTTCAATCAGGGATGATCTGGTTTTGCCACTCACATCCTTATACTTGATAAAGAAGTCTGGAAAATAACGATGAACTTTATTATCAATGGGTGAACGATATGGAATACAGAACTCTTCTGACTGCCACTCCAAAACGTTTGGATTGTTATCACAGTAGACCATAAACTTGCGTTCCCAGAGAGAACGGTATATGATATTGGTAGGATCTCCCTTATATTTCTTCGGGTAAGAGGGTTTGTATTTTCCCTTATATGACATCTAAATAACTAAACAATCACCTAAGAGTATTTAGAGTGCCTAGACCATTTCCGAAAAAGATATCACAGATAAAACCAACATTATCTAATCTATCTCTAACCTCTCAGTATGCTGTGGAGTTTGGTGGATTATCTGGCAATCTCAGAAGACATTTAAAGTTGAGAGGTGTCGATCAAAGATATTATGAAGGTGATATGGGATTGCTTTGTTCTAGCGCACAACTACCAGGAAGTGCTCATGCTACTACAACAGTAACTGGAAACTTTCAAGGTCTAACAGAAACATTTGCACACACCAGAACTTTTACGCAAATGGATCTTGGATTCTATGTTGATAACAATTATAGGGTTTTAAAGTTCCTTGAACACTGGACTGAATTTATCTCTGATGGATCTAGAAGTGGACCTGATCAAGCAGATAATTTAGATCCAAATTATTATTTTAGAATGCACTATCCCACAGAGTATAAGTGTGATCAAACTAGAGTTATAAAATTTGAAAGGAACTATCTAAGATACATTGAATATAATTTCTATGGTTTGTTCCCAATATCAGTGACCTCAATGCCAGTTTCTTATGAGGGATCACAACTTCTGAAAGTAAATGCATCTTTCAAGTATGATAGATATGTTTCTGGACAATCAAGATCTATTAACAAGTTCCAAAGAAACGATAACAATCTAGATCAAGCGCCATCAGGAACTGGACCTGGTAAAACGGATACGACATCAAGAGTTGTCTATGAAGGACTAGGTTATTCAGATGCATTTAATCCAAACTCTGATCTAGGAAGAGCATTGTCTGAAATTACTTCAGACTTTGCGTATGGGTTTGGTAGGGAAGCTGGTAATCCAACTGCTAGAGAAGTTTCTCAGGGTAGGAGAATCTAAAAACCTCACTAAATAATTTTACTGATGTGCATGAATCGTAATGCCTTTACCAAAAATATCTACACCAACATATGAGTTGGTAATCCCTTCGACTGGGAAAAAAATTAAGTATAGACCTTTCCTTGTTAAAGAAGAAAAGATCTTAATTATTGCAATGGAGTCTGAAGATACGACTCAAATTGCAAATGCTGTTAGAGATGTTATCAAGAGTTGTGTTCTCTCTAGAGGATTCAAAGTTGATGAACTTGCAACGTTTGATATTGAATATCTCTTCCTCAACATTCGCGGTAAATCCGTGGGCGAAGAAGTTGAAGTCTTAATTACTTGTCCTGATGATAGAACAACTCAAGTTCCAGCAACAATCTCTTTGGATGAGATTGAAGTAAACTTTGAGGATGATCATACTCCAGATATCAGACTTGATGATAAACTTGTATTGAGAATGAGATATCCATCAATGGATGAGTTTGTAAAAAATAATTTTGAATTGAATGATGTAACTGTAGATGATACATTCAATATCGTTAGTTCATGTATTGAACAAATTTTCAATGAGGAAGAATCTTGGTCTGCAAAAGACTGTACCAAGAAAGAATTGAAAGAATTTATTGAATCATTGAGCTCAAAGCAATTCAAAGAAATTGAATCTTTCTTTGCTACAATGCCAAAACTTTCACATACAATCACTGTGAAAAATCCAAACACTGGTGTTGAGAGTCCTGTTGTTCTTGAGGGATTATCAGCTTTTTTCGCGTGAGTATGGCTCATACTAATCTTGAGTCATACTTCCGAATTAATTTTGCTTTGATGCAACATCATAAATATAGCTTAACGGAGTTAGAAAATATGATGCCTTGGGAGAAAGAGATTTATCTCGCTTTCCTCCAACAATACATTGAAGAAGAAAACTTAAAGGCACAACAGAATGGTCAGTAGTTCACAAATCGTAGGAAGAAGAGCAACCGTATCTGCCGCATCTTTTACTGGCAGAGCAGTTCCTCCTGCAGCTCCTGATCCTGTAACTACAAAACTACTTAACCAAAACTCACTGCAACTTGGCATGGTTGCAGGTCAAATACAGAGTATGAATGCCCAAATGCAGTCATTGGCAGGATCACTGACTGTTATTAATCAGAACCTAGCAATATCACAGAATTTAGAAAGACAAAAAGAAGAAGCGGAGCAAAGAAGAGAGTATAATCTTGCCCAACAAAAGTTGAGGGAAGGTCAAGAAAGTGCCGTAGAACAAAAAATACAGGCAGCAACAGTTAAACCAGCATCAAAGTTAGCGAATAAGGCATCATTTACTCTTTCAAGAGTTGGTGATTTCTTGGGTGCTTTATTTGGAAGTTGGTTAGCAATGAAAGGCGTTCAAGCCATTCGTGCTTTCTCTGAAAAGAATACAGATAGACTGAAAGAAATTAGGAATGAAACCCTAAAGGGTGTTGCAATAGTTGCTGGCATACTATTAGCAGCAAAGGGTGGACTAGCAATACTTGCTGCTAATTTTGCTGGAATTGCCACAGTCCTTACAAAATTAGTTGTTGGTGGTGCAATTGCATTAATTGCACAAAGGATAATACAATTTGCGGGAAATCTTGTTAATGATGTACGTAGTAAAATACCATTTTTAGGTGGAGGAGATGGTCCTGAAGCAACACCAGATTCACCAGGTGGTACGGCAGATCCTGGTGGTGGGGGATTTGATTTTAGTAGTTTAAATCCATTTGCTGGATTATTTGGTGGGGGAGATGACGACACTCCAGATATGAGTGGTCAAGGTGGTCCAGATATTGAAGCACAAACACCAGCAGTTGAAAAACCTGAAGGTTTTATGAAAGGTCTCGCTGGACTTGGAGATTTCCTTACTGGTAATATATTTGATTTTGATAAGGGAAATACAGAATCTGATGAAGGGGGAGCAGAAGTTCAATCTAACCAGACCATGATGGGTGCTCCAGCACCTGCTCCTAGTGGGGGAGAAGAGTCTGGAGAAGGATTTGCAGGACCAGATAAACCAGCAGCGGAAGGAGAAACAAGTTTACAACCAGTTCAGGGTGAGGGTGAAGTTCCATCTACTACCGATGATAAAACTGCTCCAGCAAACGTTCCATTAGAGGGAGATCCTTCTAAAGGATTGCAACCAGGACAAATCTCTCCTGATGATACAACTCTTGCAGAGATGGGTTACAGCACTGATGAAGTTGCTGCAATGATTGCAGAAGAGAAGAGAATTGGTAAAGAAGGAACAATAACTCCAATACCAAAAGGTAAGTTGCTCGAACAAGCAGTATCACAACCACCTCCAGAAAGTGCTCCTGTTGTAATGATGGCACCCCCATCTGGGGGTGAACAACAAGCACCTAAACCCACAGCACCAGCACAAGGTGGAATCAATAATGCACCATCTTTTGCAACTTCAAATCCAGATAACATCTATACTTTAGGTGCATTATCTAACTTTAATGTGGTAATGGCATAATGGCAGATACTAACAAAGCACTTCTAAGAAATAGTTCTAGTATTGGTGGAATCAAAAAGGCTGTTAGTTCTTTTGGTAAGTCACTTTACGCTGCAAATAGAACTTCATCTAAAATTATAAAATCAATATATGCGGGCAATCGTGATAAAAAGAAAGCGATTGCTAAACGATCAAGTTTATTGAATATGAGGAAGGAGGCAGTTAGAAGAAGAGAGCAAGAAGATCTTGTTGAAGCAGGAAAAGTTGGAGGTGTATTCAGAAGAACTGGAAAAGTAATATCCAATAGCACGAAAGGAATCCTTGGTAGAATTATGGATTTCATTGGTGTCATTATGTTGGGGTGGTTTATCAGAACTATTCCTGGCATTTTGTCAAGAGCACAGGAGATGATAGAGAATGTGCAAAATCTAACTAGAACATTATCAAACTGGTTAGGTGGTGTATTCAATTTCTTTGGAGAATTAGGATCTGGATTGGATTTTAATTTTGGAGAAATTAAAGATGTTAGGTTGCAAGATGATGACTCTAAAATAAGAAATGAGGTTAATAATGTAAAAGATCAATCTCAATCTGTGAATAGAGAATTTCAAAACATGTATGATGATATTACAAATATCAACTTTGATAGTTATCTTGATAAAGATTCTAATACTGGTCCATCTCAAGGTAATCAAGGTAATCAAGGTACTCAGGGAGCACAACAAGGACAACAGGGACAACAAGGATATACAGTTCCTGATGATCAATCTTTCAGAGAATCAGTTAGTGCTGCAGCAAAAAGATTAGGTGTTAGTGAAGATGATCTGTATGCTGTTATGGCATTTGAAACTGGTGGAACATTCAATCCTGCAGAGAAAAATAGAGCAGGATCTGGTGCAACTGGTCTTATTCAGTTTATGCCATCTACGGCAGAGGGATTAGGAACTACAACCGATGAACTTGCCAAGATGTCAAGAACTGAACAGATGAAATATGTTGAGAAGTTCTTATCAAACAAAGGTATCTCTGGTAAAGGTCTTTCTGATGTCTATATGGCAGTTCTGTTCCCTGCTGCTGTAGGAAAACCTGATGATTTTGTTCTCTTTGGTAAGGGAGCAATGAGTGGATATACTGGTACAGCATATGAGCAAAACAAAGGTCTTGATGCTAATAATGATGGAAGTATTACAAAAGCAGAGGCATCTGCTAAAGTACAGCAATTCAAAGGTGTAAGACCTGAACCTGAACCTGAACCTGCAACAGTTTCTTCAGATCCTGGTCAAACTCCAAACGTTGATCAAGGTTTTAGAG